TTCTTACAGAAACGAGTTGAAATCCTTATGGATGACAACTTGGATCGTAGGTCTAAATATAACTTGATAAGTTACTTTAGATCTAAGGTGGAGGGTCCATGCAATCAGACTCTAACTTAGGACGCAAGTAAGTCGCGGAACGGAGCGTTCATCCCATGTTTGAACTATTACTCTACTCGGGTATGATGTGTGCTGATGCTGATGCACTAGTGCTCAGAATTCAGAAAAATACATCAGAACTACCACCTAAAGTGGTTGTAGAGTTGGTAGAGACCGTAAAGGAATCTGTACCTGAATGTTATTGGGACGCAAACGACTGAAGGAACGGCACTAAACCGCCTAGTATTTCAGGAGCACCTACAATGAACACACTTCAGCTTGTAAAGAAGCAGATCAACAAAGCATCTGCCCTACATGATGCACAGATCTCTCACACTGCATACCGTGGTGTAGAGTATAATGTGTGTGATGTAAAGAGCATCGAAACTCACGGTACATATACATACCGTGGTCGCACCTACACCAAGTGATAGTCATGGAAGCACTACAGGTAGTTGGATTAACATCCCTAGCATGTGTTGCCTTCATTGGTATGATTTATGGTGAGGTCCTTCTCTTAAAGAGGGGGTAGGAACGATGCTGAAGGTCAGATTAGAATACGACCTTCCAGAATACGATCCTTTGAAGCACGATCCAGATAAAACCTTTGCGTTTTTGACTTATCGTGGAGTCCATTATGCAAAGTGGGTAAACTTAAAAGTAAATTTTGGGTTTCAAAACTGGAAAGTCAATAGATGAGAGGGTTGACACCCTCTTTTTTTTATAGGTATTTACTCGTAGGCAATAATATTCGTTGCGTAATTAGTATAATCTGATACTCTCTGTGTAAATAGTATTAGAATTATGCGAGGTGAAAAAATGAATCCTACCCTCCCTTATATTATGAATCAATTTATGGAGGTGAGTAATGCACAATCTATTATCACGCGCTCAGTTGGACGAGTGGCGTCACCTTGAAAATACATTAGATGATATTGAAGTGGAGAATCAAAAACTTGATGATTACTTTGAATGTATTATCGAATGTGACGCACTAGGACAACACGAGTGTAAAAAAATCTGTAGAGGTATTCTTATGTATCAGACGAGATGAAGATCAGGGGGGTTGCCGCCCCCCTTTTTTTGTGTTACCCTATATAATAAAAGGAAGTTTAACTATGGATCGAGAGAGACTTAAACTCATCTACAAAAATTTAAAGTCTTTGTTGAATGCTCTTGAATCAGAAATATATTCTGATGTTGATAGCTATACAAAAAACAGCACTCGTGCTACAATAGAAACTATCTTTACCGATGATGATGATGGATACCCAGACTAATTAAAAATATATGACGCGCTTAAAAGATCAAATTAGATTAGCAAAACTAGCGTTAGAACAACCAGAGCTCTTCAGTGATGCAGAGCTCATCTATATGAAGAGGCAACTTCGGCAAGCGAAGTTGGAGTTGAAGAAGAAAAAACAATTAAAGAAGAGAGGATTTGGTAATGAGTCAAGTGAAACTGGTGACAGTGACACCCGACGCAGAAAAGACGATGGGGTTCGTGGCACGAGTGAGCAACCCGAACAACCAGGAGAACCCTAAGGTCGCTGGTCTGCTAAAGTATTGCATCAAGCATCAGCATTGGTCTGTGTTTGAGCAAGCGCACATGACGCTAGAGATTGAGACTACCAGGGGACTGGCAGCTCAAATTTTACGTCACCGTAGCTTCACATATCAAGAATTTTCACAACGCTATGCTGATAGTAGTCTGCTCAGTGAAACTATTCCGATGATTGAATTGCGATCTCAGGATCTCAAGAACAGACAGAATAGTATTGATGATGTAGATGAATTTAAAAAGCAACGCTTTGAAATTCTAATCCAGCAGCACTTTGAACGCAGCATGAAACTGTACCAACAGATGCTCAGAGAAGGAATCGCAAAGGAGTGTGCACGTTTTGTGCTTCCTCTCGCTGTTCCCACAAAAATCTACATGACGGGATCAGTTCGCTCATGGATTCATTATATTTCTCTGAGGTCTGCTAACGGTACGCAGAAAGAACACATGGATATCGCTCTCGCTTGTAGAGATATCTTCGTAGAACAATTCCCTATTTGTGCGGAGGCACTTGAATGGTCATGAAATCTATTACACTTGAAGAATACGAAAAGGCAGGAGATGAATTCTGGCCAAAGTATGATTATGTTGCACGGCAACTGGGTGAGCAACCCAAACCAGAACAAGTCCTGAAAGTAATGGAAGCACTTGCTCAGGTTGTTATGAAAAACAGAGTCGAAGACAAACTTGCACCCTTTGGATTTAATAAGGAGAAAAAAGATGCCGACCTATCCAGTTAAAAATTTAAAGACGGGAGAGACTAAGGAACTTTCTATGACCATGAAAGAATACATGGCATGGAAGGAAGAGAATCCTGATTGGGATAAAGATTGGCAAGCAGGTTGCGCTAGTGCTGGCGAAGTTGGTGACTGGCGTGATAAAATGTCCAAGACACATCCTGGTTGGAAGGATGTAATGTCTAAAGTAAAAGAGCATCCTGGTTACGGGAACTCAACCAAACACAAAGACGGTTATCAGTGGTAAATTATGGCTAGAGGTAGAGGAAAAGGACCCGTCCCACCTGGGATGTCCAGAAAGCAGATGAAGCGTAAGAAACCAATCAATGAGACTTACCTTCTTAACATTGAACCGCTGACTGAGACTCAAGAATCATTCTTTGAGGAGTGGGGCAGTAGTAAAAACATCTTTGCTTATGGTGCAGCAGGCACGGGCAAGACATTCATTGCATTGTATCTTGCACTCCAAGATATTCTGGATGAGAATTCTCCATTCGATAAGTTGTACATCGTTCGTTCTCTAGTTGCTACGAGGGAAATTGGTTTCCTTCCTGGCACACATGAGGACAAGGCATCTCTTTATCAGATTCCATACAAGAATATGGTGAAGCATATGTTTGAGATGCCTGATGACAATAGTTTTGAGATGCTCTATGAGAATCTCAAACATCAGGAGACAGTATCATTCTGGTCCACCTCGTTCCTTAGAGGAACTACACTTGACAATGCTATTATAATTGTAGATGAATGTCAGAACTTGAACTTCCATGAACTGGATAGTATCATGACTCGTATCGGACAGGACAGTAAGATCTGTTTCTGTGGTGATGTGAATCAGTCTGACCTTCAGAAAACAAATGAGCGTAATGGAATCCTAGATTTCCAACGCATCCTTCAGAACATGGAGGAGTTCTCCATGATTGAGTTTGGTGTCAACGACATCGTTCGCTCTGGACTAGTGAAGTCCTACCTTATCAGTAAAATGTCTCTGGGATATTAATGAATTTGTTTAATCATGTTGGTGGTCTAACACCAGTTGAGATGGTAGCAGAGATGGTTGATGGCAAGCGTGTCTACAACACACCCTCTGGTCACCGTTACCCGTCGATCACCACCGTGATTAGCAATAATGCTAAGAAGCAAGCAGGTCTTGCTAGGTGGCGAGCTCGAGTTGGTAAGGAGAAAGCAGCGAACATTACTTCTAGATCCGCAGGTCGTGGTACAAAGTATCATTCTATTGCAGAGGATTACTTCAACAACAATCTAGATCTAAAAAAGTACAAGGAGTTTCCGCTGCCTGTGCTGATGTTTAATCACAGCAGGCATATTCTTGACCGCATAAATAATATTTTACTGCAAGAAGCAGCACTCTATTCCGATCATCTAGAAGTTGCGGGTCGGGTTGATTGTATCGCTGAGTATGATGGAGTTCTCTCTATCATTGACTTCAAGACTGCTGCGGAACCGAAGAAAGAATCATACCTTTACGACTATTTTGTACAGGAGACAGCGTATGCCTGTTGCCTGCAAGAGATTTATGGTATCACTGTAAAGCAACTCGTAACTATTGTTGCTTGTGAGAATGGCGACACACAAGTAAAGGTTGAACCTCCTCGGAAAGAATATCTATTGCGGTTGATAGAGTACATCGACGAATACAAAACCAAGCATGGACAAATCACAACTACTAGAGGATAAATTTATGACACCTGCAAAATTTTCGCAGGAAGTTGAGAAGATTGCTATCCACAATGTAGATATGAATTACATTGATGCAGTTCTTCATTTCTGTGAAGTGAATGAAATTGAAGTAGAATCCGTACCGAAACTACTGTCCAAACCATTGAAAGAAAAGATTAAATATGAAGCACAGAGGTTAAACTACATGAAGAAAACTTCTCGCGCAAAATTGATGCTAGTCTAATGGGTAAATTTTTTCAATCAGAAATGGTGCGGGGTGACATCCAAGAGATGGCAACCCTACAAGAATATTGTTTCAAGTGTGCCATGAACATGGTGCTCTTGAATAAAGAACAGAAGTTAGAGTATTTTGAAGCACTTGAAATGCTCATTGAAAAACAAAAACTATTTTACTTGAGGGTTCACCTCAGTGAAGATGAAGAAGCACAATCTGTTTGCGAGAACATGAAGCAAGCAGTCGTGATGTTAGGAGGAGACGCATCCATGTCAGTCTTGGACATGTTCGACGACCTCATGGGTAAATTGAAAGTTTTCAAACAACAACTAGAGGCGGAAGGAGATTGACTCCCAACCTCCCGCCTGTTATAATGATCAAGTGATTGGGAGTCACACAGACCAAATCCAAACTAATCCGAGGTAATCTAATGTCTTTTGCAGATCTTAAGCGTAAATCCCAGAGCAACTTTGACTTCCTTCAAAAGGAACTTGAGAAATCCGCCAGCGGTAAGCAGGTTGATGAGCGATTCTGGAAACCAGAGGTTGACGCTTCAGGAAACGGTTACGCAGTAATTCGTTTCCTCCCAGCACCTGAAGGTGAGACGGTGCCCTGGGCAAAGGTGTACTCCCATGCCTTCCAAGGTCCTGGTGGTTGGTACATCGAAAACTCTCTCACCACACTGGGTGAAAAGGATCCCGTAGGTGAAGTAAACCGCCGTCTCTGGAACAGCGGTAGTGATGAAGATAAAGAGACTGCTCGTAAGCAGAAGCGTAAGCTCCAGTATTACAGCAACATCTATG